ATGTAGTTGACATTTTCGTAAGAACATTGTTTGCGTAACCACTTTGTAACAACCTTTTTATCCATGTTGGGCGGTGTTTCGTGGGCAATGGGATAATAACCTTGCCAACCGTCTACTGCAATTGCAATACCGATGACTTCACCATCTCTTCTCATGTAGCCAGGGCCACTTGTTTGTATGCCTGGATCTCTTGTTTCTAAGTCGATAGCTATTTCATCATAACCTGATAGATCAGGAAAATGATCGGGCATAACCCATTCACTAGGCATGCGATGAACTTTAGGAAACCAGTTACTTTGTTCTTTCACTAATCTCTCCAGCGATGGCTAAATATGCGGCAGCATCTGTGTAGTTGTCTTTTTTCTGTTTGTGCATTGACCTGGCTACCTTTAATAAGGCCATGCACATCGCTACGTCATGAGCAGATATAGTCTTTCGGAGGAAAATTGACCATAACGCAGCAATGTTTTGATGGGTTTCTAATATATCCCCGTAATCTTTATTGCGGTCATTACTTGTTAACCTAATAGCTTCTTCTAAAAATTCTTTTGTTATCATACTTGCCTTTCATAATGGAATATTGGTTCATATTCAAATTGTCCTTCTGTTCTGTGAACGATATGCAATTCTTCTTTTGCTCTCGTTGCTCCTACATAAAATACTCTAGCCTCATCATCTCTGCCTTGCTGGCTTTCGATGTAAGAAGAATAAGGTCCATAAGATAGATCTGTTAACAACATAACTTTTTGTCGTTCCCCACCTTTTGAAGCATGAATAGTAGATACTTCAATACGAGGCACTGCATCTAACTTATTTCCTGAACGCATGACAGCACGCAAATATTTTATTTTATTTTGCAATCCTTTAGAATTTAACATGTCATACCAAGCTATTTCTTTTACACTTACTTCTTTTTCTGTAGTTACTTTAATGTAATCTCTTAAACCAAAATCCGCAACAAGAGTTTCTAAATTAAATGATCCTTCTGGCTTTCCTTTAAATACTCCGTAATTTCTTTTTATTCTAGTGCTATCCATATGCTTGTAAATAATATCACATTGAATACCAGAAATTGTTTTTCCGTTCTGTAATTCTGTCCAGGCACGAATAGCTTCTATGTAATTAAAACTAATTACTGATTGTCCATACCTTTTATACAACCAACCGTACATTTCCAGTGATTCGCACACTTGTTTGACGATTTCATGCGTTCTACAGAGAATTAACCACTCTCCAGAGGCTAATCCTTGATTTAAGGACCGTACAGAGTGTGTTTGTCTTTTACCAGTATGATTCGTTGGCAAATATTGCTTAGGGATGCGTCTTGAGATCGAATTTGCCAATTTTGTAGCTAAACTATGTACTTCAAATGGGATTCTGTATGATTGTGTCAAAGGAATAATCGTGTTGTTAGATTTTTCATCTGCCATATCTATAAAATGTTCAATGTCAGCTCCAGCCCATCTAAAAATTGCCTGATCATCGTCTCCAGCTACATAAGTTTCTAAAGCTCCTGATTGTTTTTGTATCATATCCACAACCTTCCATTGTTGTGCAGATAAATCCTGTGCTTCATCTATAAATAAATATTTTAATTGTGGAGGATTTTCTTTTTTTAAAAATTCTGTGAAGTAATCTACATACTCATGTTTATTTCTATCTGTTTTAAATTTTTTAAGATCTATCTCCATTTGTTGGATCATCTTACGGGCTCCGTAACTATTTAATTTAGTATCTATAAATACCTTATCTAATCTATTTTCATCATCCGGGTACTTTGCATAAGCTAAATTAATGATGTCCTGATACTCACTCTTAGCTGTAGGCATAGAAATATCTACACCATTCCCTTTACGCATTTTATTCACATACTGATGTCCCGTGATCCGAGATAACTCACTATAGTCAAAATCATCCATAATACTTTCCTGTGATAGCTGTAGCCTTCTGTAAGCCAGGGAATGAAGAGTAGAGAAATATGGGAAAAGAACTTTTATAGCATCTTTATCGTAATTCTGGCCAAAGCTTTGCGCTATTCTATCTCTAATCTCTTCTGCTGCTTTTACCGTAAAACTAAAATAACCTATTTCTTTCGAACTACATAGACCCTCCTCAATAAGAGACTTAACTTTATTTTTAAGATAAGTTGTTTTTCCTGTGCCTGGTGGTCCTATAACTATGTGTCTACGCATTAGTATGGATCTTCCTCTTTAAAGTCTTTTTCACTGACTTCATACTCAGTACCTAAAATATTATTAGGTATTTTCCAGACATGCTCTGATTTATTAACAACTTTAAGCTTTGCTGTTTTACCTCCAAACTCTGAAAATAATTTATATTGGTGTGAATCTGATATTTTATTAAATCTTTTAGCTTTTAAAAAGTCTCTAAAGACCTGTGGTTTAAAAAAGAAAGCGTCTTCGACTTCGAATACTTGACCTAACAATACATCCTGTCTATCTTTAGCTCCTTTGTTATTCTCAATAAATATTTGTAATTGAGCCAGGAATTGACCTTTAAAGGATACCTCTCCAGGCAGTTGTATAAAGTCACCTTCACCCATATTCTTTAGTAATCCGTCTACCATGTCTGCCCATACTGCAGGGGCCACAGGTCTTGGACTTATGTCCGCTTGACCTATACAAGCTTTACGATATTCAGCGTGACTTGAGAGTTGGTCAACAGTTAAGATAATAACTTTACCATTATGTGTAAGCTCATACATTGGGTTGTCGGATACCCACTTCTTTAAACTTGTAATGTCGTCTTTACCAGCATTTCCTATACCAAACTTTTGTGACTGACATCTAATTTTCTCACATACAGATTTAAAGGTAGGCTCTTCACACCTATAAAAATATTTACTATCCTGTACTTGTTTATAAATTGTTTGTACTTCTCTACTTGGTAGAGGTGGTTTAAAATATTTACGATTATACTCATCTAGCTTATCTTCTATCTCATTAGGAAATCTATTGCGTAAATAAATACCCATTTGAAATAGGGACATGTTCCGTGATCCCTCGCTAAAGCCTTGTTCAGCAAGAGTCAATAAACAAGGAGGGGCTCCTTTAAAATCGTCTTTATTATTTTGAGTAACTGGTTTTTCTACTTTAATTTCTTTAATATTTTCAATAACCTTAGTTTCGTAGAAAGCACAAAACTCTGAAAGTTCTATTAAGGCTTCTCCCTTATCATCAAAAGCGTACCGTGTAGGATATTCTGGATGGTTATAAGGTAAGTTTAAAAAGTTACCTGTTCCTTTAGAATTTAATTCTATTTGTTTGGGAAAGATTTCTGATCCACCATAACCTAGCCAGGCAGATATTTCTGTAAGTTTCATTTGCATTTCTTTTGCAGTTGCTGGTTGTCTCACAAATAAAAAAATATGAGCTCCACCACTTTTTGACTTACAAACAATTAAAGGAAAGTTTTTAGTTTGAATTTTTTTAATTAATGCCTTGTGATCTAAGCCATCATAAGAGTCAATATCGATTGCTCCCCAGGTACATGTATTATCATCTCTTATAGGAATTATTCCTAAACTAGGCTCACGACCTTCTAAATGATCTAACCATTTTTCTTTTGTTAAATTTTCTTTTTCAATCCAGGACTTGGCTTCAAGTTTGCCTGATTCATTCTTAGAACGACTTTGTGTCTGACCATAGGCTCTATCCAAGCCACTAAAAATCTCTATAAATTTTTCTTTGTCGTTCATCAATTCTCTTTCTCATTCGTTTTGAAAAGGTGGTTGCAGCACCACCTTTTCACTAGTTAGTAATTAGTAAGGAGCGTTTTCGCTTACTGTAGTCTCATCTTCATGTTTAACTTTTACTTCGCCTTTGTCAACACTCTCTTGAAATATTTTTCCTTGAGCGTAGATTTCTTGCTTTTCTACAGGGCCAACTCTATTGATATCCCAGCCAAACCATTGGCCTTGATCGTTAGATTCTGGTACTGTTGTTAACTTATAAATATGAGAAAAAGTAGGAGGATTAAAGAATCCATTTTTCCCTTGCAATTTTAAACCCAACATCAAAGAATTCCATCTTTTAGATTTTTTTCTTTGTGTACTCTTCATAGCAACTAATGCTTGTGAAGTTGTACCGTCTTTGCTTAAAATTAATACGTAATGATTAGCCGTGTACTCAATATAATTACCGTTTGGTAATCTATCTTTGTTGTTATCATCACGCGTTGTTTTAGTAAGTATATTACTACTAACAGGGTGGATGTTTACAGGTGCGCCTGTACCTTTACCCCTGTCTGACCATTCAATTAATTGAGGTTGGTAAGCACAAGGTATTACTTGAACACCTTCCTCACCACTATAAAGTTCTCTGGTCAAAGTGTTAAACATCATACCTACTTCAGCACCCTCAATATATTTAGGTGATCTCTTTTTTACTTCATCATTAGTATCACTAAGAATTCGTAAAAAAGGTATAGATAGATCTTCAGAGCCTAAGTTAGTTAAGCCCTTACCTGCGTCTTCTTCAAAGACAGAGGTATCGAAAGTGACAATGTTTGTCTCTTCTTTTTTCTTGACTGCGTTTGTCATTTTTTACTCCTTATGTTTTTCTTGTTATTTTAGTCTTCTGTCCGATGAACAAATTAAATTTATTGTCCGGGATAGATTTTCCTTCTTCATGCCACTTTTTAATAGTAGCCTTCAGTGTAGAAGGATGCACTGAAATTTTTACTTCAGGAACAAGGCCCATTTCTTTAATGGTTTCTTCTAAATGTTTTGCTTTATTGCCTTCTCCCTTACCGAAACTTATACCAACATTATTTTTTATAATGTCTCCTAAACCGTTGGCTTCTAACCAACCATAACACTCTTTTGATTTTTCAGGATCTTTTGGAATTGACACATATATATCCTCAACTACTTTTACCTTTGATCCGTCATACATTTCTGTAGCTGTCAAACCTAATTCAGCCATTGCTGTAGGTAAAGTCTCACCTGATAGTGTTCTTAAATTTTCTTTTTGCATCTTTAAAGTTTCCTCTAAAGAAGAAATTAATTCTTCTAATTTTAATTGTTCTTGTAATAAAGAAGATATACTTTTTAAATCTTCTTGTTTAACTTTAGTAACTGCGTGATCTTCAAAATCTATCGGACTCATCAATTTCACCTTTCTCGTTCATGTTTATACTAACAGGATAATAACGTTTTTCTTTTTTATCCCATTTAAGTATTTTAAATTTACCTCTGTTTATATCAGCTGCTACACAGCCTGCAATAACCATTGCAGCAGGGTCACCCATCATTAAAAGATAATCATCATCACAAAAATCTTTAAGTTTTCTTTTTACTTTTCTAATAGCAGGTTGGGCACTAAACATAATTTGTGAGCCACTATCAAATAGAACTTCTATTTCTCCGTATGCTTCTGCACTTAAAACATTTACATAAGGATTTTCCTGTACTAAATAAACTTTTGGTTTTTTCTGTATCATCTTTCTATCTATATATTTACCTCTTGATTTTTGATTTGGCAAGTACTATTATTAACTTTTAGAAAGTGATTATGGATTATAGATTTAAAACTAAACCTTTTAAACATCAATTAGATGCTTTAAATGAAAGTTGGAACAAACAAAACTGGGCTTTATTTATGGAAATGGGTACTGGTAAAACCAAAGTAGCAATAGATAATATTGCCATCCTTTATGATAAAGGAAAAGTAAATTCTGCTTTAGTTATAGCTCCTAATGGTATTAAAAGAAATTGGCGTAATGAATTAAAAATTCATTTACCTGATCACATTAATTATCGTTGCGCTGTTTGGGCTTCTTCACCTAAGAAAAAAGATCTTTTAGAGTTAGAAAAAATAAATGTTATTACTGATGATTTAGTAATTCTTATTATGAACATTGAAGCTTTTCAAAGTGGTAAAGGTTTTCAGTATGCTTATAATTTTTTATTAAGAACATCCAGTTTTGTTTGTATAGATGAATCAACTACAATTAAAAATCATAACGCTAAGAGAACAAAAAATATAATTAAACTTTCTAATTGTGCAAAGTACAAAAGAATAATGACAGGTTCTCCTGTTACTAAATCTCCTTTGGATTTATATAGCCAGGTACAATTTTTAGATCCTTATCTTATCGAACAACAAAGTTATTATAGTTTTAGATCAAGATACGCTGTCGTTGTTTCGAGATCCGTGGGCAGTCATTCGTTTCAACATATCGTTAAATACCAAAGACTAGATGAGTTACAGGAAAAAATAAAAGAATTTTCTACAAGAATTCTAAAATCAGAGTGCTTAGATTTACCTGAAAAACTTTATACAAAAAGAACTGTCGCTATGACAGCAGAACAATTAAAAGCTTATATAGAAATTAGAAATTCTGCTATGACTTTTTTAGAAAACGACAAAATGATGAGTGCACCTACAATACTAACTCAAATTATTCGCTTACATCAAATTACTTGTGGTCATTTTAAATCTGATGACGGTGAGGTTATTCCTCTTAAAAATAATAGACTACAAGAACTTCTAAATGTTTTAGAAGAAACAAACGGCAAGGTAATTATCTGGGCTGTTTACAGACATGATATACAAACTATAGAAAAAGGAATAGGTGAAATATATGGTAAAGAATCTGTGGCTTCATATTATGGTGATACGCCAGATAGTGATCGTCAGTCTATTGTGGACAGTTTTCAAGATAGCGAAAGCCCTCTCCGATTTTTTGTCGGAAATCCAAAAACAGGAGGCTATGGGCTCACTCTTACTGCTTCTCACACTGTCGTTTATTATAGTAATGATTACAGTTTAGAAATACGTATGCAATCAGAAGATCGAGCACATCGTATAGGACAGACTAATAAAGTGACTTATGTGGATTTAATTGCTGAAGGAACTATAGATGAAAAAATTGTTAAAGCTTTAAATAATAAGATTGATTTGGCTAGTCAGGTTATGGGTGAGGACCCTAAAAAA